ACCCGTACCTGGAGAAATCCAGTGCGTGGTGGACGGATTCCTGCAAGGCGAGAGCCTAGAGGAATCCAGTTACAAAGTTCGAACGAAGGATGAGAATCAACCACCCCCCGTTCAGGCCCGATCTCAACGAGAAGTTGAGGTTCGGTCGCCGCTTTCCACTCGAGTTGCCTCGATTGGAAAATGGTAAGATGAAGCCCTTCCTTACGGGAGTGCATCACCTATCGTTGAAGCAAGTGCCTAGCAGCCTTATGCTTAAACGCGGTTCCTCGCAAACAGTCAAAGGTTGCAGGGAACTAATCCTCGAATCGGGTTTTACGATAGAGGACATATATGATGAGAAATCGAAATGTTACTCATCACATGATGGAAAGGTGCAGGAAGTGAATCCCACACCTATCCAAATCTCGGAACTAATTGATAGTTCAGAGATATCTTCCGAAATGTTTTCAGGACTTCAGGAAGAATCAGCTCACAGCACGTCAAGTGTAAGTGAGCCGGTGACGGTCGGTAAGAGAAATCATTCCCGACTCGTCTATGAAGACTTCTTCAGCGTAGTGGCTGGGAGGTTCTTCTGTGATTTTCACGGTTTAAAACAAAGACCGCGTATAATCATATGGTTCGGAGACGTGAAAAGGTTATCCGACCCAATAAATCCAGACAAATTCCGATGGGAAAAGTTTGGATGTAAACCGCCAAAGAACCCTATCAGGTTCGATGACGTCAAATCTTGGCAGGTTCAATACGACTTCCTGCTAAGACATACACATTGGGGATTTAAACTTCAACAAATGTGTGACGAGGAAAAGCTCTTCCGTAACGGGGAGCTTCCTTTACCTGAAGGGGTGGGAAAAGCTCCTACCACTGCAGGTCTATTCAAGAGGGTTTTGAAATCCTACTTGAGTGGTGAGAATGATCCTAGGTTGCCACCTAGGTTCACTCAAAAACTCTATGATGAACAGCGAGAGCCGCCATCTAGAGAATCACGTTCTAAAAGACTATTAGAAGTCTTGAAGACAGTAGATGGGATATTCGCTCAGAGATTTTGCGCATTCCCACATGAAACATGGACATACGAAAAGTATGACATTTTCATTTTGAAACTGATCTATGAGTTAATCACAGATGAGTTTCTTGACGGTCTCCTTTCGGAAGAAGGGAGAGAAGTCAATACGAGGTTCTCATCCTTGAAAAAGGTGAGAGCACTCTTTAAAGGACTATCCACTCAAAATCTTGAGGGGATAGAACAGAATCCACTCTTCCGCGAGGAAAGGTGGCTTCGTCCTGTTTATTTACCGCTTTTCCAAGCGTATAAAACAGAAAAGAACATCATCGTTAAGGGTTACCTTAACGGAGTTCTCAGTCAAAAGCGAGGGGCAGGGAAACCGCCTCCGCTTGACAGGTTACTCTCCAAGATAAAATTCTTGAAGACAGTAACGATACCTGACCACACTGGAGGAATCGAGTGTAAAATGGTCAGTACAATAATGGACGAGGAGTTAGTCAAACTTCCCGATCACATTTTCACAGGATTATCTACGAAAGCAGGAATCACTGTGACATCTTCCGCATGTTTTGAATATAACGTGCGAGAAGAAGGAACCCTCCATGCAATACAAGATATTTGCAAGGATAGGGTATGCGGTATTCGAGCCCCCTTACGGGATCTGGAAACCGGAAACATTCGGAAATATTTCTGTGAAGAATATTCTGAAGGAACGTACATCTTCTATCAATGCCTTGATGAAGTGTTACGAATGAGTACAGATGCGCGGAAACGCGCAATGCTGACTCTAGTGGACGAGCCTGGGAAAAACCGATCGGTTACCAAGGCCGTAGCGGTTGTAAAAGTCGTAATGGACTTAGTCAACCGAATCTGCTCCGTCCCTCTGGAAAGAGGGTTCGAGAGCAGTACCAGCGGGATGGGTTCAGCCAATCACGCATGGAACTTCTTTAAAGATTTTGAAAAAGAAATCTTAAAGGACATACTCTTCAAAGTGAAAAACAAAGAAGAGATACAGTATGAAGGGACCACGCGAGTGACCCTTGAATACGAAGATGTTTACGTAACCTCTACAGATTACGAAACAGCTACCGATTTCATGTCCCATAAAATTGGGCGTGAAATCGCATACCCTTGGATGATTAAATGTGGCATACCAAGAGTATTAAGAAACCTCGTCTGTGAAATCGCTTTCACAGGGAGGGATATTTACTTCACTGCAGGTAATCTGCAGATGGGTAATACGGTTGAAGGTAAGAGTCATCTTCGTTTCATCCGCACGTGTAGGGGCGTCTTAATGGGCGACCCTCTAACGAAAGTCGTGTTACATTTTACTAATATTGTAGCACGACAGCTGAGTAAGAGAATCCTTGAAAGGGACTTCTTATTCAAAGTATTCGGTTGCGATGAAGCTTCCGAATACTTCTATACCATACTTCGAAAGAAGTATGGTATCAGGGTTTAACAGCCAGTAATGACTGTTAAACCCATCTCACCCGTACCTGGAGAAATCCAGTGCTTGGTGGACGGATTCCTGCAAGGCGAGAGCCTAGAGGAATCCAGTTAGCCCTTATAGCTGCCAGAGTGCAGTCTAATAAG